CGAAGCAATGATTCACGGGGTTGGTGAAGTCCCGCGTGTACTGGTCCACGCGAACCGGAAACGACGCCGAGTTATCCGGCGAAGTCGAGAGCGCGAACGGAGCCGGAGGAGCGTTCGACGCGACGTTATACCAGACCTTCGCGTCGAAATCGACGTGCCACACCGCCGCCGCGTAACCCGCCATGTCGTCGAGGACCTGACGGCAGGTTTTCCCCGCGTAATCGTAGCTTTGGATGTAGCCGTAGCACGCGCTCACGTTCGAAGTGTCGATATTCGGAGCCGCCGCGTGAAGGAGCGTTTGAATCAGGACTTGGTCCGTACACGGGAACGCGGGGCCGGAGTTGGGCAGACACACCGCGCGGTCGAGCCATGCCGCGTAATCGAGGCACGTCGCCGTGAATTGAACCCATCCGCCCGGAGCGTCCGTTTGAGCGTGATCGAGCTTATAGACCTGACCCTCGAAGAGCTTCGTCACGCCGTCGCGCCCGTCGAAAATCGTGACCGGCATCAGGTCCTCAATCGCGAACCCGTAGCGGTCCTCGTCGTAGTGGGCCGTGTCGTAGCGCGCGACGTATTCGCCCGCCTGAGCCGTGACGACGAGCGTCGCCGTCGTGATGACGCGCGAGGAGTCGTATTGAATCTTGGTCTTCTCGACGAGACAGTAACTCGTGGCATCGAACCCGCCGATGAGGACGATTATGTTCATCGCATCGAAGAGGCGACCATCTGGTCTGAAAGGTTCCGCGCGATTTGATTCCCGAGCGTGACCGCCGCGTCCTTCGTCGTGAGCGTCCCCGCGTTCACCGTGATGTTGGTCGTATTCTCCGCGCGCGCCGCTTGAGACGCCTTCGCTTGCTCCGCCGCGATTTGAGCCTGGGCCGCGAGGATATCGTTAATCGAGCCGCCGAGCGTCTGGCGCGCCGCGAGATTCGTCGCCGTATCCGCGCCCGCCGGTCCCGCGCCGCCCGGAGTTTTCGCCGCGCCTTCCGCCGCGCCGGGGCCGGAGGACACCTCCTGAATGATCCCCGCGAGCGAGTTCACGCCCGCTACTAATTGATCGATCTGCGGGCCGAGTCCGTTCGCTAGATAGTCGTGGAGCCATCCGCCGCCGCCGGTCTGCCCGATGAGCGTCCCCATGTCGTCGAGCAATTCGACCCAGGAATCATGAATCCACGAATCGAGGTCCATCAGTTTCGAGGTGTACTGGGCCGTGAGATTCGTCCACGTCTGAACGCCGCCGTCGCCGAGTCCCCCGATGAACATCGCCGTGAGCCGCGTATTCAGTTCGATGCTTTTTTCGATGTCCTGCGTGTGCATCCCCTGAATGAAATTCGCGACGCCGGAAATCGCCGAGACCGCGCCCGTCACGAGCGAGAAGCTGGACGCGAAGCTCCCGAGCGTCCCCGATATCGAACTCGCCGAGGTGGACACGCTCGACCCCGCGCTCCCCACTTCTCCGCCGAAATCGCCCGCCGTCCCGAGGTCCCCGCCTATCGCCGAGCCTTCCGCGCCCGCCTCGCCGGAGCCGACGCTCGCCGCTCCGCCGCCGCCGAGACCCGGAATCGAAATCCCGCCGCCGGAGGACGGCTTGAAGAGATTCGTCATCTGGTCGCCGATTCCCGAGAGCTTCGAGACGAGATTCGAGAGTTCGTTCGATATCAGGTCCGTGATGGCCTTTTTAAACGGCGCGATGAACCCGTCTATCATCGCCGTCGCGAGGTCCTGGCCGAGCTTAATCATCGTGTTTTGGAAGCTCTTCGGGTCCGTCACGAGGTCCTTGACCACATCGTCGAACGCGCCCGAAATCGCCTTGTGGACGCCGTCGTAAGTCGTCTGCCATTGGCTTACCGTCCACGTCAGATGTTGAGTGAGCGCCGTTTGCTGCTTGGAGTACTCGTTCGCCATCGCGTTGGTAATCCCGTTGGTTCCGGTCCCGCTCCCGAGAACGATGCAGTCATAAATCTGCTTGGTCGAATTGACCCACGCCTGTTGAATTTGCGTCGGGGACGCGACGCCGCTCGTCGCTATCGTGGTGAACGCCTGTTGCGCGTCCGTCTGAAGATTCGTAAGCTCCGTGGTCGAGGTGGTGTGGAGCGTTTTGAACGCGTCCGCGAGGTCCTTCTCGGTGTAGTTTTTGAGCGCGAGTTCCGCCGCCTGAATATTCGCTAGATCCGTCGCGCTCCCGGTGGACGTGGTCTGAAGCTGCGTCAAATAGTTTTGAGCCGCCGTGATTTCCGACTGCCAAAAATCCTGGCTCGTGATTTTCCCGTCCTTATACGCCTGAGCCATCGGGCCGTTGAGTTGGTCGATGTACTTCTGGGTCTGTTCGAGGAGCTTTTGCTCCGAGTTCCACACGTCGGTCTGCGTCGTGACGACCGTCGTCAGTCCGTCCTTATAGTCCTTCTCCGCCTGGGTGAGGAGCGCGACGCTCTTGGCGTACTGATTGGTCTTGTCCGTCGCGTCCTGAAGCGAAGTCAACCCGAGCGTTTTATACGCATCGTTCACGGTGTCGATGGACGCCTTGTGCTCGTTAATCGCCTTCGTCAAAAGGTCGATTTCCGTTTTCACGTCGCCGAGCGGCTGGCCGAGCGCGTCGAGCGCGTTCTTTTGAGCGACGAGGGCCGCAAGGTGGGCTTGCATCGTCGTGATCGTGTCGCCGCCTTCCGCCGCCTGAACCTTGTCCGCGTACTTTTGCATGTTCCCCGCCATGACTTCGAGGTCATTGGTCGAGGAGACGCCGAGCGAGTGATACGCCGTCGCGAGTTCCGCCGTGTTGTTATCGACCTGGGCGACCATCGCATCCGAGTACGTCTTTTGAGCCGCGAAGTACGCCTCCGCCGTCCCGGTCCCGCTTTCCATCGCCGTTTGAGCCGCCGCGACGGACGCCGTCGCCCTATCCGCGAGCGTCTGATAGTACTGGTCCGCCGTGAGCGTTCCGTCCGTGAACGCCTTCTTCACGTCCGAATTGAGGTAGTCCGCGAGGGCCTGGTGCTTTTTATAAATCCCGTCGAGCGCCGCGATATACGCCGGAGAGTTCTCGGGGATCGCGTTCATGCCGGTGGTGAGCTTGTCGAACGCCGCGTCCGCCGTCTCCGCCGCGCCCGCGAGCGACGTTTCGCTCGTCGCGCCTAGATCCTTCCACGCCTGAGCCGTCGCCGCCGCCTGAAGCGCGCTCGCCTTGAACGAATCCGAAATCGCGACGCCGTGCTGTTCGAGCTTCGTGAACGTGTCGGAGAGCGCCGCGCCGCTCTTATCCGTCACGTCGAATTGATCCTTGAACGACGCCGCGAGTTCCGGCGAGACCGCGAGAAGCTCCTGATACGCCTTATTCAGACCATCGATGACCGCCTTCTCCTCCGCCTGAGCCGCCTTCGCGTCCGCCTCCGCCTGTTTCGCCGCCGCGCTCGCCGCCTTCGCCGCCGCGCTCGCGACTTGGTCCGCCTGAGCCTGAGCGAGAGCCGCGTCCGTCGCCGCTTTCGACGACGCCGTCGCCTCGCTCGTGAGCGCCTTCTGAGCCGCCGCCGCGTCCGCCGCCGCCTGTTTATTCGCTTCGAGCTTCGCGTTCGCGTCGTTCCACGTCGCCGCTACGTCCTTCACGGCAGCGGACAGTCCGGGGATTTTTTCGAGTAACCCGATAAAGCCCCCGATGACGGCCTGAATCACACTCCAGAACTCCTCCGCCTCTTGCTTGAGCGTGTTCCAAACGAACTCCAGCAGGGTCTTGACGCCGTTCCACACCGCGCCCCACGCGTCGAGCAGGCCGTTAAAGATGAGCTTCATCGCGTTCACGTAAATCGCGAACGGCTCGAACGCCGCCTCGATACCCGCGATGATTCCCTCGAACCACGCGACGACCGCGCCCCAGGTCTGCTGCCAGACGCCCAGAAGGTCCTTCCACGCCTCCTGAACCGTCGTAACGATGGGTTCCCAATGCTCGTTCACCCACACGCCGAACGCGACCAAGCCCGCGAGGAGCGCCGCGATTCCCACCGCGACCGCCGCCGAAGTCGTGATGAGCGGAGCGAGGAGCGCCGCCGCGCCCGCGAGCGCCGAGATGATCGTAAGGAACGCGCCGAACGCGAGAATCGCGTCCTGCATGGGCGGGCTGAGTCCCTTCCACCATTCGGTGAGATCCTGAATCGCCTTCCCGAGGTCCTCGATGAGCGGCGTGAGCGTCTGCAGGAGACTCCCGATGGATTGCCCGAGCGCGACCTGAAACTCCTCCGCGTCGATTCCCACGTCATGCCACGCCAGTTTCCACGAGCTTTGAATATTCGCCGCCGCGTCGCCGTACTTCTCGGTCATGTACTGAGTGACCGCGTCCACCACTTGCTGGCCCGTGACGAGATGATTCTTAACCGCGTCCATCGCGCCCGAAATGGAGGTATCCATCGCTTCGGCGAGCGCGGGCCAAGCCTGGATTCCGTCCCGCGTTAGCTGCATCATCGACCGCGCCGTCACCTGAGCTTGGGTATCCACGCGCGCGAGAGCATCGACCGCGCTATTGATCCATTCCGGGCCTTGTTTGAGCGCCGTCGCTTCATCGACGAGCGCCGTCATCGCGTCCTTGGCCTGCTCGGTCGTCATCCCGAGCGCCTCCATCCGTTGAGCCGCCGGTCCGAGCGTCTCCGCGAAATTGAACATGCTCGTCAACTGGAGGTCCTTAATCGCCTCGAAGTTTTCGAGGTTCGCCTCCGTCGCGCCTTCCAGGTTGTCGAACGCGGTTTCGAGCTTCCCGAGCGCCGTCGCCGCTTCGAGCGCCCCGTCCGCGATTTCCGCGAGTCCCGCGCCGAGTCCGAACTTCGCGAGGATCGAGTTAATGCCCTCGACCGACTCGCCCATCTTGTCGAACCGCTCCTGAACCGAATCCGAGGTCTCGCCTACTTTCTCGGCGAGTTCGTTCATTTTCGACAGGAAGTCCGACGTTTCCGCCGAGACGACCGCTTTTAATTCGCCCGCGTCCGCCATCTCAATTGACCCTTCCGCCCGCGCTCATCCGCGCGTTGTAGGCGTCGATTCGTTCGATGATGTTGTCCCGCGCGCCCGCAGGACGTGACGACGGAGGCCTCGCGCCCGGAGGAGCCTCGCGCACGGGTCCATACTTCCCTATCCACCAACCGGGGAGGAGCCGCCCGTCCGCGTCGTAGCCCATCGGCGGGGCCGGAGCCGGAGCTTCCGCGCCGGGGAGTTGGAGCCGCGCCGCCGTTTCCGGGTGAAGGAGCGCGGACAAGGGAATGACCGGAGTGTCCGCCTTCCGGTTGACGTTGAAAACCGCCCACGGAGCGCCCGCCGCGATTCGCTCTAAGAAGTCCCGCGCGTTGAGATACCGCCTGCAAAGCGCGTTGAACTCCTCGAAGGTTAGCCGCCAGAGTTCCGCGTCGGTGAGTCCGAAATCATAGCGACCAATGCTCCAGATGGTGAGCCAGTCGGCGGAGCCTCCTCCGCCGCCGCTGGACGCACTAAAGGGCTTATCTCCGCGTCGTCGCCGTCGTCGATATTCGCCGCCTTCGCGGACCATCGACCGCTCATCGCGTACCCGAGATACGGGAGGAGGATCGCGAACATACTCGCGTCAATGTTTTTCTCGACCCACTCGCGCGTTACTTCGGGCTGAATTTCCGCGAGTCCCGCGTGAAGGACCGTTGTAAACTTCTCCGGGTCCTCGATAAGCTTCAAAAACGCGTCGCCCTTGAGGACGGAGATTTTGTGATCGCGCGCGAGGTCCTTCAGCGTCCCGAGCGAGTAGCGGATTTCAAGCAGCTTCCCCCTCAGTTCGACGAGGATCGGTTGTCCGGGTTCGGGCTTCGTTAGCTTCACGGGCGACTCCTATCCCGCCGCCTGCGTGACCGTGAAAACGAGACCCAATTCGGGGATGTTGATATGGCCGATGCGGAGCGGACTACCCACGGCATTGAGCGCGACCGTATAGCTAATCGACTGGTCACCCGTTGTGGGCCATCCGCCCGTGGGAGCCGTGACCGTGATCCAAGGAACATCCGCCGTCGCCGTGTACGGAGTCGAGGAGCCGCCCGTCGCTACGGCTACCGTTCCTGGCCCGCCCGCCGCCGTAGGCGACGCGCTCGTGGGGGTCATCGATATAGCGGAAGGAACGACCGTGAACGCGCCGGAGACGCGGATAATCGTCGCCATCTCGCACAACCCCGCGACCGGATACGTCTCGTTCAGTTGCTTGACGAACCCGTAAGCGATACGCGTCCGGTGGCCTTGGTCCGTGTTGATGATCCGGAATTTCGTCACGATGCGATTTTGAAAGAGGTACTGAAGTCCGTAGGGACTCGTCTCCGATTGAGTCGGGTCGGTGGGATGCCAGTACATCTTGAAGCTCAATTGACCGTCGTCGATGAGCGCCGGAATGAACGTCCGGTGCGGCGAGCCGGTCGAGTGCGAAGTCGTCTCGACCTCCGCGACCTGGGGATTCGGTCCCGTGATATCGCACGCCCGCGATAGTCGCGTAAGTTTCCGGTGTCACTCCGGCAGCGGACGAGAGGACCTGAATCGCCGTCCCATACGCGGGGATTCCCGAGGGATCGGTCGAGCCGAGGAGCGGATTAATCGCGCCCGGAGGAGCCGCGCCGCGACCGCCCGGATAAGGCGGAGGGGGCATAGCGCCCGGAGGCGGTGTCGGGGTCAAAGTCGGATTCATACTTTACTCCTTGTGAAGCGGTTGGTACTACGGGTTTGGGTGAACGCGCCGCCAGTCATAGCGAAGAGGATTCGCCACTCCTGAACGATTTGATAGAGCTTGGTGTCGGTCTCGTATTGATGCGTTTGGTTGCGGTGGAAAAACGCGCCGAACCGGACGTTTGAAAAGTCGCCGCGAAAGTGTTCGAGATAGTCGCGGAGCGTATCCGCGAGCGCGAGCGCCTTCGATTGAGAAGGATCGAAAATCGAGACCTGATAGTCGCGGTCCTTCGTATCGAGCGGGCCGGAATGATCGTAATGCGGCGTCGGCGAAATCGCGAAGAAAATCATGTACGGATTCGCCGCCTTCGCCGCCGGGACCTGAGGAGCGCGCACGAGGAAAACGCGGTCGTCCGTCACGTTCGCGTTAATCAAAACGTCGCGGAGCGTTTGCTCGAAAATCGTCACGGATGATACGCGAGTTGTTGAGCGAGTCCTTCGATGAGCGCCTTTAGCCCGTCCGCGACCATATTCGCGACGAGCGGACGCGTCGCGTTCACCGCTGGCCGGAAGTACGGCTCCGCTTGCATTTTCGACGTTCCCGTCTCGACGAAGCGCGCGTAAGGAGCCTTATTGAAATCGACGAAGACGACGACGCCCGGACGGTCGGGCGGTCCCTTCGCCGCGATAATCGCCTCGCGGAGCGTCCCCGCCGCCGGTTGGCCCGAGGGGAGCTTCCCCTCGAAGCGCGGAGCCAAATCGCGCGCCTCGTCGCGAATCGTGAGCGCCGGAGGCATGAGCGCCGACTTCAATTGCTCGCGCGCCGTCCCCATCCCATCCGGGCCTATCGACTCCGCGAATTGAGCGAAGAGCCGTTTCATTTCAGGGACGCCTTCCCACTTGAACGCCTTCGTCCCCGTCGAGTAGGTCACGCCTTCTTGCCCACGGGCGCGACGCCATCGACGAGCGTCATCTCGTAATAGTTGCCGAGCATCAATTGATCGTCCGCGAGCGAATAGGTGAGCGTCACCGTTCCGCTCAGTCCGGTCGTCGGGCTGGGCTGCTGCACTTGAAGCATCGCGCTTATTATGTCGGCGGGCGTCCCGCCGTCGGGCGGAGTCATGCCGGGAATCAGATTCTTAGCCGTGCATCGCAACGTCGCGGTTATATTCGCCATCTTTACAGGACCTCCTTGCAGTTCAATTGAAGCTGCGCGTTTCGCGAGAGGACGTTCGTCATCCCCTCGATTTCGTAAGTGTGCGAGCCGTACTGAACCCGCCAGCGGTGATCCACGTCCGCGCGGAAGCGAATCACGATGGGAACCGTCACGAGCGCGATAGTCCGTCCCGCTTCGTTCATCTCCATGGCGAACGACGGAGCGATACTCGCCCACACGTTCGAGACCGGAGTCCACGCCGTGATTTCGTCCTCGTCCGGGTCGTTATAAACCGGCGCGAGAAGCGTCACGTAACGGTCCAGGTCCCCCGCGTCGATTTCCGCGTCGTTCGTTCGCCCGCCGCCCGCTGGCATCAGTACACCCCCGGATAATCGCGCTCGCTCGACAGGAGCGCCGCATAGCCATACGGCGGCTCCGCGAGCCGTCCGGAGACCATAAGCTCGCGGTTTCGATACCACTGAGCGATGAGGAGAAGCATCGCCTGCTGGATGTTCTCGCCGATTCCGATCACGTTCCCGCTCGCGTCCTGGGCGTCCGGGTCGAGCGTCTGGCGGATGTACCGCTCCGTATAAGTCCGCGCCGCCATCTCCAGAAACACGAGGTCCGGGTCCTCGACCGTGACGGACGGGTCGATGCGGAGCCGGAGCTTGATTTGATCGAGCGTGACGACCGGAGTCCGCCCCTTCGCCGAGGGCGTGATCGGGACGATGATCGTCGAGGGATCGACCGGAGGAGTAAACCATCCCCCCCAAAACCCATACGCGGGATCGACCATCGTCACGGAGTCCGTAACGAAATTGTCGCGGTCGCTGAACCCCTGAAGCTGGTAGTATCCCGGCGGATAGTGCGCGCTCGTCTGAACGTTGGGAACCGGCTGCGGAGTATCCGCTTCGATTTCGTCGGGCGGAGGCGTGGGGGTAGCCATTTTCTTTAACGCAGTGAGCGCCCGAGTTCCGCGAGCGTCACGAGCAATAAGCCGAGCGCGACGAAGTCCACGCGCGGAGACTGAACGCGAATCGCCGCGATTCCGAAACATAGAATCGCGAGCGCGAGGAGAACCCAAAAGGCGATCATTTTGTTTCGAGCTTCTTTTGTTCGGGAGCCGGTTTAGCCAGACCCTCGCGGATTCGCTTCGCCGCCGCGCGCGCGCTCATGACGAAAATCGCGCCGCGCTTGACCGGCATCCCCGCGACGAATTGGTCCTTGAGGGCCTGGAGCTTCATCGTTACTTCTTCGCCGGAGGACCCGCCTCGCGCGCCGGAGCGAGGAACGGAGTCGCCGTTTTCCCCGCGACGAACGCGAGCGGAACATAGAGCGCAAACGTCACGCGCTCTTCACATCGAATCGTCGCCAAGTTGTTCACAAAATCGTCCTCGTTCTCGAACGAAATCTCGACGATGGCCTGTTCGCGGTCGAATATCGCCGCGTTGCCGGGGAACGCCCCGACGAGGAAATCGCCCGCGTTCATATTGATCGAAGTCACGACCGGGAGACCCCACAGCGTTTTATCCGAGACCTGTTGAGGAGGACCGTAGCCCGGACCTTGTAGGATATAGGTTCCGAGCGTCGTTTTCGCCAATTGAAGGCCCGCCCAATCCGCCGGATTCATGACGATGGCCGTCGCGATATAGCCGTTCAAAGCGATTTGAGTAATCGCCGAGGCGACCGCGTCCATAAGCGTGGTGACGAGCGTAGCAATCGCCGGAGGAGCCGCCCATACCGTCGCCTGGGGCATGACTCCCCACAGGTGGCCCGCCGTGTTGTCCCCGTAGAGAATCTCCCGGTCCTCCTTCTTCAAAACCTCGTAGACCATACGTTGATCGATGGTGGTTTGCACGAACGGAACGTCCGCGAGCATTTGTTTCGAGACCTTGGTGAAGTGAGCGATAGTCCGGACCATCGCCGTATTGTGCGAGTACGCGACTCCCGATTGAGCTTTCCGCGTGCCTTCCGTGACCTGATAATCGACGTTTGAGGTCCACGTTTCGATGACGTACTCGACCGCGTTCGTCCCCGTGAGCGGAATCACGTCGAACAAATCGCGCATGACCAGCGGGAACGTCGGCGGCTGAACCCACGCGACGCGGCGCGGATAGATATAGAGACCCGAGCCGCCTTCGGTGACGGGCGGAGGAGCCACGAGCGGAGTCGCGCCCGGAACGCCCGGGGCATGGCCTTCCAGCGAGACGGGCGAGACCGGTCCCGTCCGCATCTCTAGCCGCACCCGGAACGAACTGCCCACGCGCGCGCCGCGACCGCCCATGTCGAGAGCCTTGAACTGTTCCGACATGACAAACTGTTGGCCGAGCGTGAGCGGAGCCGCCGCGCCGTCGAACCCCGCCGCGCCCGGAGGACGGGAAGTCCGCCGCGCGATTTCGCCCATCCGCGTTTCGAGCTTGACGACGCGCTCGCCGTACTCCGCCGCCGCCGCTTCCGCGCCGTCCTTCGCCGCCTTCTTCGCCATCGCCTCGATAGTGGCGCGGTCCTCGACGAGGAGCTTCTTAAACTCCGCTAAAAGCTCCGCGTTGGTGTGATTCTCTAACGCCGGAGCGCCTGTAACAGGTTCCATAAATTCTCCTGAAATCCCGCCTGAGCGGGGATAGTCACAGTCCGCACTTCCCGAACGTCGCGCGCGGGCGCTAAGAGGTAATCGAGCGGAGCGCCGCCCGATACGCCGGAGACGAGAGCGAGGATTCGCTTCGATTCCGCCGCCGAAAATCCGCCTTCGTCGCGAAGGCGCTTCTCAATATTCCGGAGATTCTTTACTCCCGTGACGAACGCCCGCTGTTGGGCCGGAAACGGAGTCAGCGAGATTTCGTATAGCTCGATAGTTTTGAGCGTTCGCGTGATTCCGTCGTCGTCCCAGTCCGAGCACAGGAACCCGATAGAGAGTCCGACGCGGAAGTCCTGAGCCTGAGCCGCCCGCAAAATCTCGAACGCGTCCGAGCCGCCGGAGGTCCCGAGCATGAGCATGGCGTCCATCGATAGCCCCTTGTAGTCCTCCGCGAGCGCGAGCGTCTGGCCTATCCAACTGCC